GTTGTCGGCATAACTCACCGAACCGTTATCGGTTGGGTTTAACACGTTAGCAAATAAAGCGTTAATCGTAAAGTTGGTTGTTCCTGAAACTGAAATGACCGTCCAAAGTCCACTTATCGCCGTGTTAGCAACGCCAGCGTTTAAAATGATTTGGTCACCTACGACGAACGTGTGTGCGACAGTTGGCGTTATTTGAACGTTGCCACCGTTATTAACTAGGTTAGCCGTGTAAGTATACGAGGTAACGAATTCTTCGCCGACCTTCAAATCGTACTTATAATAACTATTCGTTGCGGGGTCGCTTTCTGTTAACAACTGGTCGAAGTCGTAGCTTACTTTGTTTTGAAGTAGTTTAGATAAATCTATTTCGCCGTAGCCGTCTCCAAATCTTGGGAACACTCGATATTCAGCTATCTTGTTTGCCGTCCCACTTTCGTATACGTCAAAGATATATTTAAACCCAAGGTTGTTTTTGTTCGTTGAGTTGTATAAAAACTTAATTGGATTGTAAGCGGGTGTTCTATCGTAAGGTTCGTTTATTGTTGTTATTGCCATATCTTATAATAGTAAATAAGGTTTCGTGTTTTAGAAGGCGATGTAACTGTCCTCGGTGAAATACATTTCTTTAATAAACATCACAGCATAACGCACGGCATCCATTGCATCGTCGTAAAGTTTAACGGGTTCATCGGTTATATTGTCGCCTATCTTTTTCCATTTGTAATTTTCGTATTCCTTCTTTAGGTTCTCGTCTTGTTTACACCACACCTTAAAAGTCTTAACCGCGTTTAATCCTGACTTGACGTTCTTGTTTGCGTTGTTCACGTTGAACCCAGCGTTTTGCATTTCGGTTATTATTTCGGGTCTTGAGTAGTCGGCTAATATGTCAACCGTGTTTTCAATGTTTAGTTGTTTAAAACGTTCAATTAATTCGCTCGTGGTTAAATAAGACTCGTAAAGAACGGGTTCGATGTAAATGTCACCTTCGCACCAATACACACGCATTAACGCGGTCGGGTGGTTATAACCGAAGTCAAGACCGTAAACGTAGTTAGTAAAGCGTTGAGGCTTTTGACTTATAAACTCCCAAGTGTTAAAAATATTTGTTTTACTAATTGCCTTTTCACCTAAAGCGTATATTTGATATAAAGCCTCATCTGTTCGTGCAAGGTCTTCGATTTGTCTTATAATTGATTCAGGTAAAAACGGGTTGTCTTTGTACGTGGATTTAATTAATATACTTTCGTCTTTTGGTAGTTCGTAAAGCCAGCTTGAACTGTCCGACGGGTTGTAGTCGAAAATCATTTTCGTTTCGGTTCTCATATTCAATTGCTGAAAGTCTTCAAACCAAAGCTCATTTGCCTCATTGCACCAACCGATATCACGCTTTCGACCTCTAACCTTTTGTTCATCGTCAACGCTGAAGAACTCAACTATCGACCCATTGGCAAAGCGGTAAATGTTTTCACTCATATTGTGACTACTCTTTTCGTAAAGTTCCAAGTCTTTTAACACCTCGAAGAAGTCACGCATTACCGTAGCTCTTAAAGCTGGGAACGTCTTTCTAACGATTGAAACAACCTTGTTCGGATTCTGTAAACAATAGACTATTAACACCTGACAAAGTGAGTAAGTCTTGCTTGAACGTGAACCACCTTGATTGATTATAAATCGAATCGACGGGTCTTGTAACGCGTCAAAGTTCTGTTCGAATATTACCGTGCTATTTATCTCCAGTGCCACCCCTAACGATGTTTACTTTAATCTCGTTTATCTCTTTGCCGTTGGTAGTGACATCTGTCTTTTCAGTAAGTCCGTTTAGTCGTTGAGTTATTGACGGGTTAAACTGTCCAACCATACCACCCTCGATTTGGTCCCGACGGATTGCTTTCTTAATGCGCGAACAGATTGTCCCATATTCAAAATATCTCCCGTCTGTGTTATCGAAATAATGATGGCAGTCCGAACCTACTTCCAAACAATACAACTCGAAGCCTTCCATTGTTAACGGTGGTGTGTGCCATTCGGACTTTACACCCGTTGCGGTTGCTTTTTGAATTTCTCGAGGCTTTAGATTCTTTTTGTACTCTTGGAATAGTTCCCACATCTTTTCGGGGGTTTCTATGTATTTGTGTTTTCCCATTTTATGTTCGTCTTTTTATAGTTCTCCTAATTCTTTTAATTTACTTTCAGCCCATCGTTTTCCCGCAAGACCACCCCAAAGAAGGTATGAAATATAACCACAGCTTTTCGTGTCGCCTTTTTCGTAATACACTTCAGCACGGCTTAAATAACTATACATTCGTTTTACAGTCTCAACTGTCACCTTCGATTTTTGACTCAACTGCTGTGCGCGAACTTTTCCGACTTGGGTCGCACACTTGTTATTTACTTTCTCGTTTAGTTCTATTCCACGTTTTGCGTTGTTTGAAACTGCGTCGGGGTAATCGTTGAAACTTTCCGCAAAGTATTCTTTAATCTTGTCCTGTGCGGTTAGTCTTTCGCTGTCCCAAATAGCCTCGCAATATGCGATACGTTGTTCTTGGTTTGGGTATTCGTCTTTTGCTTCCAACATACACCTATTCAAGTAAGCGTTCTTCTTTTCTTCGGGTTTAGGTATTGGCATTTTCTTTATATTTTTTAAAGTGGTTTAGAAATTCGTCTTCGTCTATTTCTTCTATTGCTAGGTAATGGTCTTGACTTGTTAAGTAACTTACGAAATGATATCCGTTTTTTCGCATTGCGTCTTCTATTGTTTCAGCAATTGATAACATCTTTTCCCCAGTGTCTATGATAAAGAATCTATTTTTTTCCATTGGTTCGTCTTTTTCTAGGTTTCTTTGGCTTTATTTCAGTCCATTCAACTAAAGGTTCATCAGTGAAAACGATATCAACAAATTCGGGTTCATTTAAAATTATTTCAGGTTCTTGTATTACCTCAAAAATAAAACTAAAGCCGTATTTTTTAAGCTGCGGAATCTGTTCGGGTTTAATGCGGTCAACTTCGATTGTTCGAACTCCTAGTATTGGGTCAGTCAAACTAACAACACAACCTTTGTACTCGCTCTTTATTTGTTCCTTTTGTCCCATTCGTTCATAAATAAAAAAGAAATATAACCAATTAAAGCCACTGCTCCAAATTTATTCGTTAAATCAGAGTCGTTGAACAAGCCAACTGCGAATCCTACCGTACTAATTAAGGTAACTAAACTTATAATATCCTTCATAATTGATAATAGATTTAATTTAATTCGTGTTTTTCTAGTATTTGCCTAATATCTTGTTTCATCTCGGTAATTAAACCGTGACTACTGAACTCCGAAATATTAAAATGTTTAGCTATTGACCGCACGGTATTATATCCTTTGTCGAAATAGGTCTCAAAGAATATCTTTTTTACTCGGTCTTTTTGCGTGTTTCTGTAAATCTCGATTGCAACTCTTTGATTTTGGAGTTTGAATTCGTGTTCTAGTTTGATTAGAAAGTCGTCGGGTTCTTCTTTTTGTAGATAATCGTCTATTGCGTTTGTAAGTTCCTTTTTGCTTTCGGTGTCCCTCCAAATAATCTCCGTTTTGATTAAGTGGAATAAATACCCTTTCGCTTCATAGTCGTGTTTTACGTCAGGGTTTATATTTAAATAACGAAGGTAAGCGTTTGATATTACCGTTTGAACGGAGAGTTTAAGTTTGGAGCGTTTAATAAAATAGGACGTGTATTTTTCGACCTCTTTGTAATTACATTGTATGTACGTATCAAGCAAAGCTTTCATACCACGTCAAAAAGTCTTTAATGTAGATTTTACGATAAACCATACCACACATACAATTGTCCTCTGACCCGTTTAAAACTCGATTTCGTATCTTTTGAAACTGTTTTGCAACCGACTTTGAATATCGAGTGGTTTCAGGAAGTGAACGAACCAATTCTATAAACTTTATTTCAGCCTCTGTAAACATAGATTTAAGATGTAAGTAAGTAAAGATACCAAACAAGCTGTGAAAACGTCTCCAGTGTAAGCAAAAGCGCTCCAAAACGCAACACACTTAATGCAAGACAAACCGCCGTGAATCCAATTTAGATAAAAAGACGGTTTAAACTGTCCGAAAAGGTTATCGATAAAATAGTGTATTGGTTCAAATTCGCACCACCACCAAGAAAAAGCTATTAAGTATACTATTGTCATAAATTTTCTATTTCTTTTTTAATTTATTTAAACATTTTTTACAAGTAACTCTTTCTATTTCGCTTGTATATTCATCCACTTGTTGCCAATGTATACCGCATTCAGTTTTTGCTACAATCCAAATTTTTCTATAATAATTATCGTCTATATAATGTATTTTCATAATTCGTTAATTTCGTTTTTCACGTCTTCGTACAAATCCATAATTAATTTATTTTGATATCTGTTTTCTTCAAGTGAGTTCAAAACTTCATCAACCGCAATTAAAGCGCATTCCTTAATTACTATTTTATCCTCAAATCGCATATAAGATTCATACTTATCAAACAATTCTTTTGCTTTCTCTTTTGGTGTCATTCGTCAGGGTTTAGTTCACGTTCAATTTTTTTCGTCTTTTGAACACGTCGTCTTTTTCGTGTATCATTTTGACGAAAATTAGTCCGTAAAAGTTTTGTTAGTAATCTGTTCATAATGTCAAATATACAACTTTTTTAATTCTTTTATTTTTTGTTTATAGGTTTCGTTTATTTCCTGAAGTTCTTCAACGGTAAATTTCTTTGTTATATGCGCTTGTTCGTGTAATGCTAGTAATCTTTGCCCTCCTATTCGTTTTTCTATACCGATTTGGTAGTTTAATAAGTTGCCACTCAAGAACTGGTTGCACCTTTCACACTGAAGGTGTACGTTGTCTTCGTTAAATCGAACGTTTGCGTGTCCCCCTGCGCTGAAATAATGCCCTCCGTTTTCTTTTTTCGGCTTTTCACCACACGAAATACAAGGTAACCCAGCGTCACGAAGACGAATAAATTTATTAAACGTGGTTTGCGCTATCTTAAGCCAGTCGGATGCAGTCATTAAGTCCTTTTTTAACTTCGTCTTTTTCTTGTTCCACGTTTTCAATTCAGCATCTTTAACCGCTTGTTTAATGCATTCGTAATTATAACAGCATTTTTGTAGCGTCGTCTTTGGGAAGTATTCGTCTTTGCAATATTTGCATTTTTTAGTCTTCATTAATTTGGTTTATTTGTGAAAATGTTAAAATTTGTTGTTTTAAATCGTTAACATCGCTAGCGTCATTTAAATCAATCACATCTATTTCATAAAGGTCTGAAAATGTTATAAAAGTACTTCCGTCTGTTCGTGTTCTTGTTGTTCCCATAGGAAAATATTTTCTTTTTGAAACAAATGTTTTTTTATCAATCCAACCGCAAAAGGTTAATTTATGGTTTTCTTTATTGTAACTACAAAAGAAATAAATATCGGTGTTAAAATAGTCTTGAA